TGCTGCTAAGCAAGTATTCATTGAACAGTTTCCTGCTGTTGCTGAAGCACTTGAGTGGAATTAATAAATACCCTTATACTTTTTATGTAATCTATGGCTGTATACCCTGTTATCAATAGAGAAACTGGTGAACAAAAAGAAGTTTCAATGAGTGTTCACGATTGGGATCAATGGAGAAAGGACAATCCTGATTGGGAAAGAGACTATTCAGATCCTTCAACCTTTCCAAACTTCGGAGAGGTTGGTGAAGTCTATGACAAACTGAAGAAGTCTCATCCCGGTTGGAATGATGTACTTCGCAAGGCTTCAAAAGCCCCTGGTTCCAACGTCCGTCCAGTTTAATTTTTCTTCTATGTCAGCAAGAAACAAGTCCAAAAATCCAGTCCCGTTTGGAATGTCTAACAAACAAATGAAAAGAAAAAAACCAATCAACTTAGATTTCATTAAGAAAATCGAACCTCTTACTGCGAATCAAGAGGAGTTCTTTAGATCTTATAAATTAGATCAGAATATTGTTGCATATGGTTGTGCTGGTACTGGTAAAACTTTCATTGCACTTTATAATGCCATTAAGGATGTTTTAAATGAAAAGACACCTTATGAAAAGATTTACATTGTAAGATCTTTAGTTGCAACAAGGGAGATTGGTTTCCTTCCTGGAGATCATGAGGATAAGTCTTCGCTATATCAGATTCCATATAAGAATATGGTGAAGTATATGTTTGAGATGCCAGATGATGCAGCATTTGAAATGCTGTATGGTAATCTTAAAACTCAAGGAACGATTAGTTTCTGGAGTACATCATTCATTCGTGGTACTACACTTGATAATGCCATTGTGTTGGTTGATGAATTCCAAAACTTGAACTTTCACGAACTTGATAGTATCATTACTCGTGTTGGTGAAAATTCTAAGATTGTGTTCTGCGGTGATGCAACTCAGTCTGATCTTCTGAAAGATAGAGAACGAAATGGCATTGCTGACTTCATGAAGATTCTTCGTATCATGCCATCATTTAACATTGTAGAATTTGGTGCAGAGGACATCGTTCGTTCTGGACTTGTTAAAGAATACATCCTTGCTAAAATGGAATTGAATTTATGAGTTTTATTCATCATAATTATCTCGGTGAACTTGAATTAAACAAAAAAGAAACCAACGGCATCCGTCTCTATAACCTTCCTAATGGAGATTGGGTGCCTTCTATTACGTCTGTAACTTCTTTCTATAATCGGCAAATTTTTGCCAAGTGGAGAGAGAAGGTTGGTATTGAAGAAGCAAATCGTATTACTAAAAAAGCAACAGCACGCGGCACTGATTTTCACGAAGCAGCTCAGGCATATCTTGAGAACAAAGAACTGAATTGGGATGATTTTCTTCCCGCAACTCAGTTCATGTTTCATCATGCCAAACCATATTTGGACAAGATAAATAATATACATGCCATTGAAAGAACTCTGTACTCTGAGTACCTTGGTTTAGCTGGTAGAGTTGACTGTATAGCAGAGTACGAAGGAGAGTTAGCAGTCATCGACTTTAAAACATCTGAAAAAATTAAACCAGAAAAGTGGTTAGAGAACTACTTCGTCCAAGAGATGTTTTATGCTTCTGCTTACTATGAATTGACTGGAATTCCCGTTAAAAAACTTATCACCCTCATGGTAACTCCTGGTGGTGAAGTAAAGGTATTTGACAAAAGAAACAAAGGGGATTATATTAAGTTATTAGTTAGGTATATTAAAGAATTTGTACATCACAATACTAGGGCAAATGGAGAATGAACTAGAAAAGGCATTAGAGAATAAATTTTTCTGTCCATCTAAGTTTGCACAAGAAATCGAATCTCTTGTTCAAAAAAATTCAGAGATGAATTACATCGATGCTATCGTTCACTTTTGTGAGTTGAATGGTATTGATATTGAATCAGTGCCTAAACTAATTTCAAAACCACTGAAAGAAAAAATTAAGTATGAAGCAATGGAACTTAACTTCCTGAAAAGAAGTTCCAGAGCAAAATTGCCTATTTAATCCATTTTTGGGGCAAAAAATTCCCGGCAAAAAATTCCCTATATTACTTTTTTATGGACTTCCTACATAATGTTTTAAATGAATCTCAGTCAAGAATTTCGGTATATTCTGAAGGAAAAGATTGTCCAGAAACAAAAAAAATTAAGACAGGACTGACTATATTAGAAATGCCTCATAAAATCTACTATTTGAATGTAGATTTTACTTTAGAGGAATTTAAGCAAGCTTTTGGTGAAGATGCATCTTTGCCCAAAACGATTTATAATAAGAATGATGCCCTTTGATGCCTATAAATGCTACTTGTCCTTAAAGAATCATTTTACCAAGGATAAGTATGACTACCACAAGTATTGTGGCAAAAGTCGTGCTACCGTACAGTCTTTTTATAAAAGAAAAGATAGATTCTGGTTTGAAAAACTAGCACGAAACAAAGACGATAAAGAAGTTGTCGAATTCTTTGTATCTAACTTTATTACATGTACCGATCCAAGTAAGCTTTGGATAGGAGAGATGATACGAGAGGGAGAAGATAGATATGTTGCATGGAAGAAAAGAAATCAATCTCTTTCATATGTCTTCAAAGAAGAAATAGAAAGCATTTTTGCTGACAATAATTTTGATTCAATGTTCTCCATGGATGGTTCTAGACATCCACAAATTCTTAAAGAGTATCTAAGAAATAATATTTCAATTGAGACAATGGTGATTCTTGATAATATTCTTGGATTCAGAAATGAATTCGATAAGAAACTTCAAGATCCGGTGTGGCAAACCGTAAGTATGAGAATGAAAAAATATTCTCCCTTCCTACATATAGATGTATTCCGTTACAAAAAAGTTCTTAAAGAGATTGTTCTAGGAGTTAAATGAGTTTCTTCGATTCAGAAGTCGTCCGCGCAGAGATGGCTGAAATCAGTGAGTTACAAGAAGACATTTATAAAAATGTCTTTAAGTTTCCTTCAATGTCAAGAGAAGAAAAACTTGAGCATGTTGATATATTAGAGAGACTTCTTGATAAACAAAAAGTTCTCTACACTCGTCTGAGTTTATCTGATGATCCTGAAGCAATTCAAATGAAAGAACGAATCGTTGACTCTGCTTCCATGATGGGACTTCCTGCTAATGTTGATATGACTGTTATCTTTAACAACATGTCAAAGATGCTTGAAGTCATGAAGGAACAGATTGACAAGACAGGTTCCGACTTGTAGAATATCGGAGTACACAAAGGCCAAATCCAAACAAATCAAAGGTAATCCAAATGTCTTTCGCAAATCTTAAAAAGCAATCTTCTCTTGGTTCTCTGACTTCCAAACTGGTGAAGGAAGTTGAGAAGATGAATAATACTGGTGGTGGCGCTGATGAGCGTCTCTGGAAACCAGAAATGGATAAAACTGGCAACGGTTTTGCAGTTATCCGCTTTCTTCCTGCTCCTGATGGAGAGGAACTTCCTTGGGCAAAAATGTACTCTCATGCCTTCCAAGGAAATGGTGGTTGGTACATTGAGAACTCTCTGACTACCATCGGACAGAAAGATCCTGTTTCTGAGTACAATCGTGAACTCTGGAACAGTGGTATTGAAGCAGATAAAGAGACTGTTCGTAAGCAAAAGCGTAAACTGTCTTACTATGCCAACATCTATGTTGTGCAAGACAAGGCAAATCCTCAGAACGAAGGTAAAGTCTTCCTGTACAAGTTCGGTAAGAAAATCTTTGACAAGATTATGGAAGCAATGCAACCAGAGTTTGAGGATGAGACTCCAATCAATCCCTTTGACTTCTGGGCAGGTGCTAATTTCAAACTGAAACTCAAGAAAGTTGCAGGTTACTGGAACTATGATAGTTCTGAGTTCGATCGTCCTTCTCCTCTCTTGGATGACGATGATGCCCTGGAAGCATTGTGGAAGAAGCAGTACTCTCTTGCTGCTCTGACTGCTCAAGATCAGTTCAAGACTTATGAGCAACTGGAGAACCGTCTGAATATGGTTCTAGGTAAGAAACAACCTTCCCGTGCTCGCTATGATGAAGAGACTGACAATGAGGACAATGAGCGTGGTTCTTATTCTCCTGACTTCTCTTCCCGCTCACAGAAGTCTGAACTGCCTGAAGAACTGAGTGCTCAACTCAGCTCTCTTGGTTCTTCTTCAAGTTCAGATGAGGATGAAGATGATGCACTGTCCTACTTCCAGCGTCTTGCTGAAGAGTGATTATTGATATAATCTAATATTCTCTCCTTTCTTCAGGGTTCCACTTCTATATTGGGTGGAACCCTGTTTATATTTCATAATCTCTTCCATATCATTCAATACAATACTGACATAATCATTCTTGAGTAGAAAGATATTTCTCTTATCATTTTCAATTTTAGATTCATAATCATAGTTAGTAATCGCAGTTGTAATATTAGTTGCTGTTTGATATTGGTTTAAAATATTATCATAATATTCAACACTGTAATTTGATGGGACAGTGATACCAGCAGGAACTATAGTTGTTCTACCACTGTCTTGAACTTGAATAGTTTCATGGTGATGTGTTCCAAAGAAATTTTCATATGTACCATACTTATTCGTAAGGAAGTTATCAAATGCTTGTTGAGTGAGAGGCCACTCAGTTTGAACATTCAGAATATTGTTTGAAAGGAGAACTAACCAATCTAATGTTTCGTCGCCATAAACTTCATAGGCAACATTGTCTGGACGATCGTCACCAACAATTTGATACTTGGTGAAGAAGGTTAAGTCACCAAAGATATCTTCTCTGAGTTTACCTCTCTTAAAAAGATTCTTGACAGTAATGTATTCTGATATATTCTTATCAGAAGTTCTACTGACGTAATCAAATTCTGGAACGTAGCGGAAGTAACTTGGCATCTTAGTAACCTATTTCGTTTATACCTATTGCAGATGAATTTGGATTAAATCCTGATATGCTTGAAGTATCAGAAACTGTATACCCCTTTTCTTCGGAATAATCGCTATAATCGCTATCATAAACAGGATCGAGTTCGGTGAATCTCAATGACATTTCATATGATGTCATTGTTCTTTCTGCATCATTGAAAGTCATGTAAGTTCCATCTGGAGTATAGTTCACATCACATCCAGTTAATGCACAAGTTTTAATTCTATTTAATGATGGATGATCCTTAATTTCTTTTCCATTTGAGTCATAACTTGCATACCTAATGTCAAATACGTTAGGTGCTTTTAAGAATACTGAGGTTTCGGTTGTCTTAACTGACATTCCTTGTTTGAAGAAACGAATAATATTTTTTACTTGTGTTGCTTCTGATATACTTCTTGGAGAAAGGCGGAATGTAAATGTAAATGGACGCAGAGAAGGAGCATTAAAAAGCAACTCCATATTTGGATTTAAAATTGCTCCACTTGCTCTTGATAAAAGTCCTTGAACACCAACTGCTTCTTGTGCCAAGTACAATTTTAGTGCTTCGCTATATGAGTCACTATTCCTAAATTCTCTTGCAGCTTGACCAAGAAGATCTCCTACTGATTTACCTAAATCTTCTGTTGACGTGTTCATGAATTGTAGTGACTTGCCTACGGCAGTAGCTGAAAGAGCGTTGAGACTGCTTCCTTGCCAATCAACCGAATTGCTATCGGTGATTGATGGTTGAATTGGTAGTGTTACTGAACCTTTAATAGTCCCTCCAGATTTTCTTGTAATTGTTTGTTGCCCTAAATTTGGATCTATGATACTTCCCTCAGAAGTTTTCATTGTAAAAATAATTCTATCTTGTTTGAATTTATTATCTGATTCTCCTTTTAGGGTTTCTGGATAATAATAATCTCCATATTCTTTTCTTACTTTTGCAGTAGCTACACTAATATCTATAGGAGGCCCTGGGTCAACGGTTGGTGTTGTTTGTGCCGCGGCCTGCTGCACCGTCTGCGCAGCCTTCGCAGAGGTTACAGTTGCCGCGTTTAGTGGTGTTTCTCCTTTCTTCTGTGAAGCTGCTGTAGCATTAATTATTGCATCTTG